TTACTCCAATATTTGTACTTTGTGCACCACGCCGCAAACTCCCAGAGGCGCAAGTTGCTGCTGAATAGCCTCTGCCTGATCGCGTGTCCAGACATCCGCCACCGATACTGTATAGATTACTCCAGACTCCGCCACATGCTGTGTCCACGCTGCCGGATCTTCGTAGCTAATATTTAGATCAACATCGCCTTTGATGCCTGCAATCTCGCCACAGCTCGTATACTGCCATACCGTAAGCCATCGATCAACCGGTGGCTTATAGCTCTGATCCGGCTCATCGGCAAACTGCATCGTGCGATAACCTTTGTAGTATCGAGCCACCCACAGCCGTGTCCCAGCAAACGCGTCAAAGTCAAGCCAGCGCTCCTTATAAACATACAGCCCGATATATAGCCCAAATCCGTAACCTGCCGTTGTGATGACTTCCTGTGCCGCTCTGATGCACTTTGTCAGTTTTTTAATGCCCAACGGATGCAACACATCTTTGTCCTCTACATCCCACCAGACCATTGTTCCGGTCAGCCCGTGAGACTGTAATAATTCTACGACCTGCTGAGCTTCTCCACGCGCCGTTTCCGGCGTGGCTGCGTAGGTGTACTTATATACAGACAATGGTATATTGTGCTTTCGGCAGCCTTCCAGATTTGCAGCAAACTGATTATCTTCCTTGCCCGATCGGCGCACACTGCGCAAGATTGCGAATGCAACTTTTGACGCTGCAACCTGTGCCCAGTCTATCACGCCTTGATTATCCGAAACGTCAATTCCTTTCCACATTTGCATTACCTCACAACAAAATTCTCCCACTTCTTGTATGCATCCACATACGTTTCCTGCTTGTCCCCATTATGCGTGATTTCGTAATACATACCGTCAGAAACAGTTGTGCTCAACAGCGCTTTATGGTTCTGAAGCGTCTTGCAGTACCAAACCACATATACATCATCCTGTGTAATCTGCTTCTGGTCGGTTTTGTCCGCATGGCTGTTGAAATAGTCAACGACAATCTGCTTACTCTTTTCTAAAAATTCTTTGCTTCCCATACTTTCAATCCTCCGTATCATGCAAACATCCAATCTTCCGCTAACATATCAGCCTGTGACGCAAGCCATCCCATCTGAACACCAGATGTCCCGATAAATGCAACAGCCCTATTTCCAATAGCTTCATGCTCGCAGTTGACGATAGTTCCGTCCGCCGCCGTATAACTGATGTTCTTTGCGAGTGCAATGCACTGATTTTTCCCGTTCCAACCTGCTCTCTTAACTTTTATTCCACGTTTCATGTACTTGATTGCAGTACCAAAATCAAACATAGCCTCCCCACCGAGGACTGGAGTCTTCCCTTTTTCTGCAACTTCCCACTCATCAGAAAGAATATTCTCAATCGTATATTCCACTCGCTGAGTTTCCCTAATATCGAGTAAATCCTTCCCCGTCTCAGAGTCAATCTTTCTGCACTTCATCATGATCGTTTTCTTTTCTTCATCCCAATACCAATATCCGCCCCATGACGGAAGCTTTACAGGGATTCCTGTTTTCATAATTTTAAATGCGTCTGAAAATTTCATATTCTACCTCTTTCCTTTTAATAGGGCGACCGAAGTCGCCCCGGAATCACGCTTAACCCTGCGCGGGAGATACTTGGATCACCTTATCCTTCCTGTACTTCTTTCCATACACTATCTGTTCCTACAGATCCAGGCTCCCATACATTGTTATCAATAAGCGATTCCCAGACCTTACTATTGTGTTTTACCTTATCGCCTTTTTTATATCCGTTTGTGCTTCCCGGCTGCTCCCAGTCCGGCGTTACGCTTGGGTCTGGGATAAGAACTTTTGCGAACAGGGACGGTGCCGCTTCCGGAGTCCACTGATTCTGTTTATCGTGGTCAGACAGGACATTGTACAGCACTTTATTATAAGTGCAACGCTGCCCTTTTGTCAGATGTGTTCCGTCCTTCAGTGCTTCCCATTCAGGGTACAGCGACGGCACGAGCAAAGCCTGTGCATCCGTGTTATCCACAGCGCTGAATTTAGCCTGCTCTAGCATTGCCAGGAGATTTTCTTTCGCTTTTTCCGTAAACATATCATTCGCCCTCCAAGATTCCGTTAACTTCGTTGATGCCGGACGTGATGCTGGACACATCGTTTTCCAGTTTTGCGACTTTATCAGTCAGTCCCTCCGGCAGCCCTGCTTCTTCAGCTTTTTCCATATGCACCGTACATACAGCCACATGGGATTCCACAAACCCGCTTTCTGTGGTTGCGTCCTCCTGCTCGTAATTGATGGATGCTATCACGTCAGGTGTATATTCCAAACTCACGAATTTTTTAAACCCAGCATATCCGCATATCAGGTCTGTCCCAACATAATATCGCATCACAGCCGTATTCTCAGCGCTCGAAAACATGTCAATTATGCTTTTTGTATCGCTGTTTTTTATAGAGATTTGCAAGGATTTCCCGCTTTGGACAATTCCATCAATCTCCAATTCTTTCCCAGATTTAAATACGATTTTTCGCATATTCTTACCTCTTTTCTGTTAGTATTTTAGGTTTTACCAACTGGTTATATTAAAAAATATCACAGGTGCAATTAGCATTTTAGGTAGAACCGCTGGTACCGGCAGTGCTACCGTAAAAGCCTTTGGATTTAAATAATAAACACGCATTTGGTTTTAAGTAAATCATTTAAGCTTAATACAGATATAGAATGCCGCACCTGAACCGTGTCCGCCGTATATTTTGAACCCAGTATCCGTTACTTCTTGCAACGCGAGCCGATTTCCTGTACTTGGGCCAGTAGGAAATGATCTTCTGATGCACATTGGCGGATTGTCATTCGCAGAATCCCAGATGAACTCCCTTTGTAATTCAGTCCACCACAGCACCATAGTTCGATCATTTCTACTACCCCCATTGTAAAAAGCTTTAGTTGGATCGCTTCCGCCAAGAAATCCATACATGATAAAATCTGGTTTGAAACCAACATCGACTGTTGCGCCATTCGGGTTCCCGTTATTGCCTAGAAATTTAAAACCTCCCATCGCTACTTTGGAGCTTTTAAAAGGGACTACTGGATCTGCACCTCCAATCCGATATCCCCAGTTGCCATCAGCATCCTGACCAAAAGACAGACCGCCCAAATCACTACTTAGTGTTTCAACCGCTGTCTTTGCATCTGCAAATCCATTTGCCACCCTTTGTTCAAGATCATTCATGTTTTTGGCATTAAACGCATCGCCCTCCTGCGAAACCCGCCCTTCGCTACGGGATACGTCATATGTTGTGGATTCTCCATTTGCAACATTTCTAAGTAACCGCCGTCCTGCGAATTCCACAAGGCGAGCTTTCCACTCTTTCGAGCTAAACCATGTATCTGCCATTACAAAATCCCTATTCCTTCCCCGGCGTAGAGTTCGTCGCCGCAATAATAATAACTGCCCATCGCTCGGTCATATACATATTTGACATCGTGTAAGATCTTTTCTATGGCGTTCCATTTTTGATAAGTAATCAGCGGCGGGTCTGGTGTGGCAGGGGTATCTTTCAAAGCACTCCACGCTTCACGGATCCGCTGCACGTTGTCGCAGATCCGTTTAAAATCACTTACTCGCGGAATCTGATTCGCCCCCCATGTCTTCACCGTCACGCTTACCGCCAAAGTTTCAGCGATCTCACGGATGTTACTTTCGATCCGGTTCAAATCCGCTACATTCAACGCTCCCTTCATTCCGGCAGCCCATTCCATTTTTTCTTCTTCGGAGATTGTCCCTGCAGCGTATTTATCATTCAAAACCTTTACCCGTTCAACGTCCGCCTGCGTTCGGTCATACACCCATTCCATCAGAAAATCCCTACCTCCTCATCAGCATACAGCTCGCCGGAATAATACTCTTCTGATGTTATTTTATAATATCCACGACATTTTGCCGTACCCACAAATCCACCTGTAAGGTCAACGCTAAAGGATTCTATACAGGCGACAAAATTTCCGTGCATTTGCAAGGTATTTTCAATCTCCGCCCAGTCCCCTGCTTTTTCCTCTGCGGACAAATGGCGTGTCTGGATGATCTGCTGGAGTTGGTAATAATCCAGGATATTGTCTGCAACCTTCTGTGCGCTTTCGTAATTTAAAAGCGTTCCGGAAAATGTTTTCGTGTTCCGCACTTCACCTGACTTTATATGCTCGATTCTGGACAGTGTAGCCAGCTCTGTACCAACATATTTGTGCCCCGTGATCGTGACCTCTGCACGGGAGTTTCCAGCGATTTCCAGCACAACATAGTACGGCATTTGTTTAACAATCCTTCCAGCAGATGCGCTCATGTTCGCTGCCGGGCTTGTGAGCTGAATTGTATGTATCCCAGGATCGTATGTGCCTTTCGTAATCTCGCTTTCCGCCGCGTCCAACACCCACGTTTTATATTTTACGCTTACGTCTGACACATAAGGATCTGCCTTTAACGTCGTGGAAAATTTCCGGCTGCGCGGAATCGTTGTCGATATTTTTCTGGTCGATTTTCGTATTTCGATTCCAGACCGGCGGGATGTGTTCATAATCGCAGCGCAAGCGAACAATACCTCACGCAGAGCTTTTTGACAGGTCTGGATTTTAAGCGTGCCATACAGGGGCGTTTTCGCCACCTCTTCCTCAACCGTATAATCTTCAATCCCTGCCGCTGTCATAATCTCTTCGATCACACTTTCCGCCGTTTCTCCGTCGTATATCCGCCCGTCTTTAAAATCCACATTAGCAAGCATCCCTTTGTAGTCGATCGCCGATATTTGGGTGACATTTTTGGTGGTACTGTTAGATTCCATGAAAAACACACCCAGCGGCATCTTCACGCCGTCAACGATTTCATAGGGTAACATTCTCTGCTTTTTCTGCAATGTTTTGTGCAACCCGTCGATTTTGCCAATATTAAAATCATCATCAGGGTCAACAAAGTCAAACGTAATCTTGTCCGTCTTGATTTGGTTACTGATAGGATCTGTGTCATTTACGAGCTTCGCGCTTTTTATGACATCCGGACCCCAGATAAACGTTGTGCCATACTCGAGATAGTTTAACTTTACATTGTGCCACGGTAGGGCACGTACAAATCGGATTTCAATGCGTCCGTATTCCTCCACCTGGTTTTCGGCAAAATAATTCAGTTTGTCCGGAAAGAAACGTTTTTGCGATTTATATGTACCGCCGAGGTCGTACCATGTCACTTCCATCTCCAGCGGGAATGTTTCCGAAAAATGAAAAGTCAGCCCGATAGAGGTATGATTTTCGGTAAAATCTATTCTGATTACAGGCTGTTTTTTGAAAATTCCATCTGCGCCCGCTTGCACATCCGAAAAAAATGGGATGTCCGTCGGCGTGTCTGGCATTTCGCTAAGACTCCCATCCAACACGAAAAAATTATGTTCCAGTGTAGCGTATTTTGGTGGGCTGCCTTTTGACTTAAACAGCCCCATATCCCCAAAAGCAGCATTGCTCTCTGTGCTTTCTTTTGCATCAGGCAGAGCAGTCGTGTCATACAGATTGTATTCGACATAAAATTCTGTTTTCATCATGGTCTCCTTGCCGGTTCTTTCGCCGTAAACTTGCAGGTAAACCCTTTATAATCAGCGCTATCCTGTGTTATCTTCTCGTATTCATCAGAGACGCTGGATATATAAGCTGTGTATTCGTAATAACCAGGATCTGACGGCAGCGAAATAATATGGAATGGGACGGGCTCTGTAACCTTATCCCAGAAACGTTTATATACGCCATCCGGGAACGAGCTGCTCTTCCCGACCGACATTGTGTAGTTAAAATACACGCCTATCAATTCACGCTGGAGCTCTCCCGTTTCAACTCTTTCGGCGAATTTGTCGAGGAAATCCGCGTTTCTTTTTATGGACACGATGGGGATGTTAAAATACTCCCCATCTATGTATATGCCGCGTGTAAAAATCATCCTCCGATCACCTCCAGATCATATCCTTGCCTGCTTGCTTCCGATAAGAAATCCTGCAGTGTAGCTTGCGCCAGATCTACCCCGTTTACCTGCAAGACAATTTTCGCCGTTCTAAATCCGCCGCCGCTCTCTGCCATTACCTCCGATACAGCTTGTTTGATTGTGCCTATCGGCGCTTCGATGTTGGTCTGCCCTGCCCGCTGGTCGCCAAGAATCGCCAGGAACGGGTTGCCGCCACGGATTACCGAGCCAGATGCAAGCGCCGGGATATCCCGCAGGGTACGAGATGCAAAGCTTTCGCTTATGGCATACGGCTGCGTGGACATTGTTCGCGTATGCGATGATCCTCCACCAGTAAATATTCCGCCGAATATCTCCCCCACTTTTTCAAATCCACTTGCAAAAAAGTCTTTAACCGCCGAGATTGCAGCACGAATTTTATCTGTAAAATTCTGAATCAAATCAATAACCGGCTTGATAGTTTCTTCGACTTTGGATTTCACAGCTTCAAAAACTGTTTTTACACTCGTTTTGAAGTCATCAAATTTCTTGATAATCTCCGTCGATTTTTCCTTGACTTTGTTCATCTTTTCTTCAAATGTGCTTCTTACTTTTTCCCAAATCTCCACCGCTTTATCACGGATTTCTCCCCAGATTTCAAGGAAAAATTCTTTGATCGGTGTCCAAATTACCCCTGCAGTCTCTTTGATGGATTCCCAGGTTTCCGCGAAAAATAATTTGATATTTTCCCACACCGGCAATATATTTTCCAAAATTTCTGTCCAAAACTCATCCCACCATATCTTAAACTCGCTCCACTTTAACGAGGCATTTTCTGTGATTTCTGTAAATTTTTCGCCCAAGAATGTGCCAGCAGCTTCACAGAAATTAGAAAGGGATTCCATCATACCGTCAAATGCTTCAGATGCAATTTGAGCCATTTTTCTAGCTACTATAGTAATATCCCATGTTGACGGATCTGTTATTTTCCTCTGACGGGTCAAGTATTCTTCTGCCTTTGTCCCTAATTCCTCATAAGTCTTTCCAGCTTCATCACGAGCTTTTCGATTGTTTTCCTGCCATTTTGTAAACTCTTCATCATTTCCGCCAAGAGCTGCATATGCTGTATGAATCAAGCCGTTCAGTGTCTCTGAAATGATGTCGCCCACATCCTTCAAAAGCGTTGCCCAATCAATTCCTACCAAAAAGTCGCGGATTGCAATACCAACTTCATCCCATTCGATTTCTTCCAATCCCGCCTTTATCATTTCGAGAATAGATGTAGCTACTTTTGAAAACGCCTCGCCTGCCGCTTTCCAGTCAATATTTTTTACAGTTTTGGAAATCTGTTGACCTATATTGGCTCCAATAGCCTCCCAGTCTGCGGTTGAAAAAAATGTGTACACGGTATCGACAAACGTATTGACTAAATTAGATATTGTATTTGAAACATTGTCCCAGTTAAACCAATCTGTAAACGAATTGATCGCATCTGCCAGCCCTTTAGCTCCTGTCACAAAGGTGTCATAAATAACATCCCAATCAATGCTTTCAAAAAAACCATTCAAGGTATCTGCAATAAAAGCACCTATCGAATCCCAGTGAATTGTATGCACAAATTCATTCAAGAACTCAAATGCGGTGTTGATAGCCTGTGCAAGCGTTGTACCAATCGAGTATCCAAGACCTTCAACCTCAATAAATCCGTTGATAAAGGTTGCTATACTGTGAGCAATTCTCCGAGCAGATTCTTTGATATCATCCCACGGGATATTATCCAGAGCTTCTTTCAGCTTTTCCCCCAAGAACTTACCAAGCTCATAGAAGTCACTGTTTTCCCACATTTCTTTTAACCAATCGGCTATTTTCAACCATTTATTATCTATTGGTACTTCTTCAAATCCTCCATCAGCACCCGCACCTCCACCGCCGCCGGAATTGTCCTGCTTTTGCAGCACATCCAGGTCATCAAATTTTGCCAAAGCTCCGGCCGCCTTTTTTGCCGCCTCTGCTGTTCCATTCAGGGAATCGTTATAGGAATCCTGTATCTTTTTCGCTCGGATGAATGTGCTTTTCCCGCCGAGGATGGCAATAAGCTGCGCCACGTATGTTATCGCCCGCGTTATCCCGTTTATAAGCGCATTTAGATACGGAATTGCTATCTGGACAATCGGTGCAAAGGCAGCTGCAAGCGCATTTCCAAGCGTAACCAGGGAATTTTTTAGCGTCTGAAATGAATTTGCCAACGGCTCAGAATATTTTGCAAGGTTTGAGAATCCCTTTTGCATTCCGGACACCATCGCATTAAATGCTTTTGTTATCCAGTTAAATACCAAAAGCGATAACGCGATACCTTTCAGCCTTGACGCAAATGTGCTGAACATCCCTGCACTTTTCTTTGATGAGAATGCGATTCCTTTTAGCCTTGACGCAAGGGCGCTGAACAGCCCCGCGATTTTTTTCGCGCCGGACGAGGCTGTTTTAAATGCTTTATCGGCAGAATTCTTCATCCGGTCAAATTCTTTTTTGATGGGCTTCTGCTTCGCGTTAAGTTCTGCCATCCTGCGCTTTGAAACATCTATGTTTCCGGCAAGCTGAGACGCTTTTGCAGACATTTTTTGAAACTCTTCCGTGTCTTTTGGAGATACAAACGCGTTACCGGATGCTTTCTCCGCGTTCATTTTCGCCTTGATTTCATCTACTTTCTGAGCCGCTTCATCCAGTTGAGCCTTGTCCACTTTCGGGGTATATGCTTTTCCGCTGTTCTCCATCTGCTCAAGCTTTTCTTTCAGCTCGTCTACACGGTCGGATGCGGCCGCAACCTGTTCATTTAGTACGTCCCATGCGCCGCCGGTTTGATGTACCCCCATGTTTTCCCAGTCTGTCTGACGTGCTACAAGCTTAGACAGCTCTCCTTGCGCCGCAACGAGGTCTTTCTGTAAAGCTTTATACTCAGACGTTGCCGCCCCCTTTTGTGACATACGGGCCTGCAGTTTTGAATACTCGGATTCTGCCTTTTCTAACTCTCTTTGTAATTCTGCAAATTTTTCTGTCGGGATTTTCTTTTGCGAAAATTCTTCCATTTTGCGATTGAGAGAATCTAAAGCCGCGCTGTCTTTTTTTATGGCATTAGACACGCGCATCATCTGGCTGTTTAAATCTTTTGTTTCAATTTTTGTGTTTATCCGTATCGAACCATCATATTTCGGCATGTCAGCCTCCTGCCTTGACCCATGTCATAAAAGCGTCAACATCTTCCTGTTCCTCTTCTGTCAGTTCCTCTTCCCGCTCTATTGCAAATATGCGTTTCTGCTCCATCAATGCCTGTTTTGCGCGCGTGTCCATCTTAGGATCTATCTTCTGCTGTCGGATGGATATGACATTCGTGTACGCGCATGCCCCGAGCGTTGACAGCAGTCCCATAAACGCCCAATAATGCAGATCAGACCGGTTCAGGTCGATTCCGTACTTTTCCAGAAACGCTGAATAGATGCGCCACTGATCTATGTCAAAATCCGTTACCGGAACTTTATCCTCATTCTTCGGGCGGTTGTCGGTATACCATCCGCTCAGGAACCACCTAAGACCATCTACGGCAGTTTCTAAATCGGGGAAAGAAGAAGGGCTGCTGTCCCCATCCTCTGACGGATACAGCAGCCCCAGCGCTACAGCCAACCTCTCATCGTCGGTCAGACCGGGGTCTTGCAAAGCCTGTGAAATCTGGATCCCTGTCTGGAAGGATCCATCTATGCGAAATCCCTCATATTCTGTTGGGAATTTATCAAGAAGCACATTCCACATTTAATTGCTTCGCGCCCCTTTCCTGTTCGGGCTGTATTTGCTTGTGATTTTCTGATTTCGTTCGGTGGCGAAGCCCTGAAGAATCGGTATAATCTGGTCTAAAAAGTCCGCGATAAGCTCCATTCCAGGGGATTCCACGTCAGGAAACACCTTTTTGCAACACCCGCTCCCAAACAGAGAATCCAACTCAGCGCAGGCCTCCTTACATAAAGCGTCATACGCTCCGAAGCGTTCCGTGAAATCACCGGAAGAATCATTAGCAATCCTATCGGCTTCCTCGTTTTTTGCATTCAGCCATGCCACAAAATCGTCAAAACGCTTAAAAAAACTGTTGTCAGAGATGTTGACCGCAATATAATCGCCGTTATCGTTTACCTCAATTCGTTTGACGCCACTGTCTACTCGTAAGCTTGCTGCTCCCATCTTGTCCTCCTTACTCCGTTAAAGCCCTGTCAGACGCGGGCGTCGCCGTGAATTTTCTTGTGGTTACGTTAAACGTTCCGGCTTCTCCGTCACCTCTGCCGCCCAGCGTCAGTGTGTCCGTTACGTTAGACCCAGCATCGCCGCCCGTGCCGCCTACACTCACAACGCAACGGCGGCGGACTGCCGGATATGAAGGACCAGCGCCGGAAACTCTTACGCGGACATAGGATGTTATGGCATCAGCTCCGACGGGCAGCGTGTCTATCATCTTGTTAAACCAGTCTGTAAGATCCTGATCCTCTTCGTCTACGTTCTGCCTTTCAACTTCGATGGACGGCGTATAGGATTTAAGGTCCGTAGATCCGTTTTCCTGATTGATGTACTGTACCGTCTCCGTCTCGGGGTTCATTTCCTCCGTTAAAGAGGTAATACCCGTTCCCAGAAGCCGGTAGTCTGCCGCTGTCCCCTCAGAGGTCGTGTCCATTTTTACATCGACAAAATGTCTCAACAAATGTCTTTTCATTGCTTTTTTCCTTTCTTAAATTTCAGGCTCGATAACATTTTTATAAAAAACCGTAACCGGTAGAACCCAGTCCTGCACGCCATTCTCCTGCGGCTGTGTCCCATATGCGTTTCCGCGTGTTACCCGCTCAACCCTCCGCCCTGCGGTCAGATCTGGGTATACCGCTTTTTCGTACTCTTTCCCTTCAATCCCGGAGGGTTCGTGGCAAAGCCAGCGACCCAGCGTATCCAGGAATTCCAGAATAGTAATTTTCTGTCGTTCCCTTGCTCCCGTGGTCGAACGGTATACTACAAAGCAGGGATACCGGCATTCCTGATATATCCGCCCGAGTATATCTTCTTTTTCTGTATACACCAGCGCCCCGGAATCATTGGAAAACGCAATGCCATCTTCAGTCCCAAGCTCCTCAAATTTAATTACTTCATCTGGATACAGCCCCGGAAACTGGTTAAGCAGCGACTTCATCGCCGCCGTCAGAACATCATATCCAGTAGCATCATTCCCGATAGGTTCAGCCACCTTCACCACCTACTTCCCTAAGATTTCAAAATGCGGGATTACCGTATACGGTCCTCCCACTGACGATATCAGGTAAACAAAATCTTTTTCGGCATTCATAAACGCATAAAACCCTTCATATCGCCTGTCTGTATAATCTGCATCGTTCACAGGACTGTCCCCGTCCCATGCTCCTACCATAAAAAAATCTGTAGACGGATTAAATGTAATGCTGTCGGGCAACAAATCGTTGACCTGTCTGTTCCATTCCTTCGGCGGAAGCCACGGCAATTCTTTTCCGACGGTATCAACAATAATTTTTCTCCCGTTCTTGACCCCGAACGGGATATGTAACTGTGCGTTATCTGTACTGTCTGGACCGTACAGCTTCATAATCTGCCCCCGGTCAGTCTCCAGATGCACGCCGGAAAGCACATGAGGATACCAGATGGCGGCGGTGCTGGATTCGTAAAAATTGAATATTGTCACTATCGCATCATTCATCGGTATCCCTCATTTCACAAAGAGCTTCGTTAAATTTATCCGTAAACGCCCGGATTCTCACGATATTTCCCATGCATTCCTCTGGCACAGAACCGTAAAAGATGATCGTCTCCGGCTGCAACCGCCTCACCATTTCTTCATACCCTGCCAAAAACAGCGCCTTTTTTTCCTTGCTGTTCATGCAGCCAACAGAAGATACCGCCACCGTTCCACCCTCTGGCTCCCCATCGAAACACCAGTCATAAGAATCCGGTGTGCTCCATGAGATTGTTGGAATCACACGGCAACCATATTCTTGCAGATATGCACCTATCCAGTGCTTGCGATAATGGTTGTATATCTGGATAGCTTTCGGAAAATCGGTGTAGGTGCTGAAATCCGGTGTCAGAATGTACCGGAATTTGCTCAGTTTGTCCACGTACCTGTCTGGATTTCTCCATAGTGCGTCAAATTGGTAATCATCTAAGAAGAAATGAACAGCTTTCTCTTCTGGATTATTGCATTTTCCTCTGGCATAATTAAAACCGACAAATTCGCAGTTACCCTCGAATGTCTCAGGTTTTATCTGTGGTATACCGTATTCGCCGACGCCAGAGAAGATGCGGCGGTTCAGATTTTCGTAAGCTATACTTGTCTCTCGGTTTGCCATAGATTACTTCTTTCCGCTTCCAAAGAACCATGAATCAAAGTTTTTCATTCTGCGCTTTCTGGCTCTGTCATAAGTGGTGGTAGTACGGCTTGTATCGTGCAAAGCACTTGTATCGCCTTTTTCAGATGCCTTTGAAAATTTGTGCATTTCATCTCTCATGGCTGTACTGGCATTGACTAATTTTCGATGCTCTATAGCAAGCCTTTGATTTTTAAATAACGCCTCTGCACTTCCAAGTTTTGCGATTTTCCTTTTACTCTCACTTAATCTGTCATTTATATAATTCATTGTCTTTACTGCTTCGCTCTTTGTCTTGATTGACTTAAAGTAGCTAGTGTTTTCTGAATTAATGACCTTCTCGAGTTTACTGTCTTTTTTAACAGTTCCGCTCCCTCTTAAAGCGTCGCTTTTCTTTGAAGAATTAAAGTACACCTTCGCAATAAGCTTAGAAACCGGCTTCTCGTTACTTAACCCACTACTTCCGCCACGTCCGCCCATAAAATCACGCTTTCTTTGCCTGCTTGTATACCTGGTTTACTCCTGTGGCCGCCAGCCCGGACACCATGCCCACCGCCGCAGCATTGATATAGTCCGTCGCCGGGAAGTCCGGCATGATGTTCATTCCCAGCGCACCCAGAAGGCCGCCGCATACCGCCATAATGACCGGAATCCACTCATCCGGGATTTTCTGCGCCGCCTTACAGCCCAGACCGATAACATAGCAGATAGCCACGATGGCCACACAAGTTCCTAATGTCGTAATGTCCATGAGTTAATCCTCCTGTTTAACCACAATCTTTTTGCATAAAGCTAAAAATTTATTGTTACCCATTTCTACCTTATTCCTGCGTACAACAACGGTACGCCATCATCATTTTTCACTCCTGCCAGATAAAGCATTGCCGCATCTGCCAGAAGCTTGTTCGTCTCCTGTGCATCCCCGGCCGCCTGGTAGACCGCGCTCCATGCCTTTGCGCCGTTTGCCATTTCAGACGGGGAGGCGTAGGAAATTGATTCAGAACCGGCAGACTTGGAAGTAATTACTCCCGAAGTAACACCGCCAGCCCCGCCGGAAGATGTCCCCCCAGCGGAATACAGCGCTTTCTTCTCTGCCAGCTCCAGCTGATATAATTTGTCGCAGACCGCGCACACGGCTTTCTGAACCTTTGTTTTCGCTCGTTCATTGTCTGGAAGCCCGTCCACCAGGCGGTCAAAGGTTATCACGTCCAGAAAGTCGCTGGCACGGTCTGCGATACGATCAAAGTCCTCCGCCGGGACGACATTCCCGTGATAGGTCTGCTCGTAAAATGTAAATGTGCTATATGCCATCCCGTCGGCCTCCTTATCTCTTACTCTTCCGTCTTGTTTCCCCAGAAAGCGGTTCGCCGTCAGTAGTTAGGGGTGTACTGGCGGCCATCAACCCCCCGCCGCGTTTACGGTGATTTTCGCGATACCATCCAGGTATTCCGCAAACAGCACAAGGCCGGTGATCGCAAACGCCTCAGACACGGCGGTGTTGTAGTTGCCCTGTGTGTGGAAACCGATCAGATTCGTTTCTCCGCTGGTCGTGTACACAAGGCCTGCCTTCGCGAAGTCGCTGTCGTTGGGGTCGATGTAATACATCACGATGTTTTCCACCGGTGTAGCGATTACCGTATCAGCCGGGATCTCGCTGTCGGAAAGAAGGAAAATTGTATTGAACCCCATAAAATCCTTCAGGTACTGGAAGCCGAACTGATTCTGGATGGTGATGTTCGCTGCTCCGAGATACTTGTACACGTCAAGGATGTTCACAAAACCGACAACCCCGGTGATGTTCCGGTGCATCTGCTTAAACTTGTTCTCAACCTTGCCCTTTGCCATCGCAAGTGCCATCTGGAAGGTTGTTTCCTCGGACGTGAGCGTTCCGGTTTTCAGATAGTCGTAAAACTTCTTTGTCACGCCCGCCTGAAGCTGATAGAGGAACTCGTCGTCAGTCATCTGGACAGCGTTGTCATAACCGTGGTCTTTGATTGCTTCAATCGAAACGGCCTTCGCGTACTTCTCGATGGTCATTTCCTGATACTTCTTTTCCTTTACGGTAAATTTGCTATACGGGATATCCTCGCCTTCGCCTACTGCACCATCCTCGAGCGTACCTTCCGCGTATTTACTTTTCAGCACTGCGCCGGGCTGCTTCTTGATGGGGCGCATAATCCCCAAGATTTCCCGCAGATGCTGCCAGTTGCGTTCAAAACGCGTAACAAAGTCCAGCTCTCTGGCTGTTACCTGTATATCTGTTGTTCCGATTATATTGGCCTTTGCCCCCATAATTGCCCTCCTGCTTTAATTAAATAAACTCATGTTCGCAGCAATTGCAGCCTGACGCTCAGAAGCATCCTTGATGCTCATAATCTGGTCTTTCGTCAGCGCGCCGCCCTGCCCCTGCTTGTTTGTCGGCTGTGTAAAGCGTGCCTGATTCTGCTGTGCTTTCTGCTGCTCATCGTCAACAAATGCCGAAGCGTCCTTTTCCTTCATCTGGGTTATGAGGTCATTCAGTCCGATGATTTTCCCGTCTTTCAGCTTTAATCCGGCCTCCTTGACTTCTGCCATAATTGCGCGCTTTGCCGCTTCGCTCGAGAATTTAATTCCTTCAAACTCCGTTTTCAGAGCGTCCGTGAAATCTCTCTCATACAGCTGCGCCTGTGCGTTTTTCTCGGCATCCTCGGCCTTTTTCTTCCAATCAGCCAAATCCTTCTGCATTGTTTCAAGGTCAACGCCCTCGAAGCCTTTCAGGGTGCTTTCTGCCGTCTCAGCTTTTTCTTTCCACGTGTCCCGGTCAGTATCAGCCTTTCCCAGCTTCTTTTCATGTTCAGCTTTCGTGACGTAATTTTCCGCCACCTTTTTCGTAAGGCTTTCCTTTTTGTCCGCCGAGACCTCAATTCCCAGTTCTGTCAAAATTGCTTCAATATTCTGCATCTTTATCCTCCTAAACGTGATTGATTAACCGCCCGTCAGCGGTATGGATTAAGCCCGATAAACCACGGGCGGGGTAGTTGTGGGAAGGGGAATTGAACCCATGACACACGGCTTATAAGGCCGCTGCTCTACCTCCTGAGCTATCCCACAAAGCGCCCGGGGTAGCGAACCGGGCGAAAAGCGTAATGATCGGCGCTGTCTAAACAATGCACCTATACCGTGCGCCGGGGCTTGAACCCGGCTGCTTCCATGCACGGTGGCAAAAACAAAGAAAGATGGGATGGATTTTCCTGCAATTACGATTTACAGGATTGCACACAGACGGAGTCGAACCGCATTTTCAACCTTCCCGCAAGGCTGTGTGCTGTAAAGGAGGAAATACAAATACAAAAAAGAGCCAGCAATCTGTAAGAAATCCTTACAAATCACTGGCTCTGCGTCTGGCGTCTGGCACTTAACGGACGATAGGCTCTGCCTTTCCGTTTTCAATATTCACGAGGCTGGTCGTTTTACATTTCGGGCAAAACACCGGAAGATTATGCGCTGTCGTATCCTTGCGGAATGCTGACCGCGTTTTATTATTACAGACAGGACAGTATACCCTTTTGATCTCCATAATGATCATTCCTTTCCATAGCCTTTAATACATTTTACCAAACAAAAAAAACTATGGCGTACCCATGTTTAAAGCAAAAGCGGCAAGTTTCCTCGCCGCCTTTACTCACATCATCTTTCGTAATTTTTCGATATACCGCGAAATGGTCTCCCTCTCTTCTCGGCAGTCTGCATCTTTTGACAGATCTCCCAGCTCTTCCGTCAGTGCATCCATATGCTCTTCCAGAGCGGCCAGCATACGCCGCTTGCAATCCTCAGACTTGCCGTTGCGATAAGACTGCTTGTTTTCCATGTAATCATCATAAGGGTCATTGTTTCCGTTTCCACGGCTATAGTGCCCCTTTACATAGTGCTCCCCACGTCGCGCATAGGATGATCCATCGTCATAGGCCGTCATGCTCATTCCATCATCCCTGCTGTATCTCCCACGGCTGTCGCGTTTCCGCATCTCGCTGTGGTCTCCTGCCTGGCTATATCCGCCTTCCATTTCGTCGAGAACGGCGTTATAATAGCCCTCTTTGCACTTCCAGTATTCCACATTTTCCATGTCTTTCAACATGTCTATCAATTTGTATGCGGTCTCAAGATTGCCTGTGTTCAGACCTTTTTCCGCGATTTTATCCAGCTCTTCCCGGATATTCTGCATCAATTTGTAACTCATGGTCTGCCCTCCTTAACCGCAAACCCGAACAGCTGTTATGTTCGGATTGTCTACTAACACAGGAATTGTCCCTGCGTTTTTGATGGAAACGTTTTCACAGCATCCACAGAACACATCGACGTATGTCTGGGACGATGCGTTAAAATACTGCTCTACTGCCGCAGGGGTGGCACGCATCACCGTGCCGCCGAGGATTTCCCCATCTCTGGCAATTCCCAGCGCCACTTCTCCTACCGTTTCCCCAGTCGGTACTGCGACGTTTCCGGAAAATGTAATCAGATATCTACCGGGCTTTACAAGCGTTATCTGCGCGCTTCCAGCCCTGTGTCTTTCTGCGCATCCGCCCTTTGTTGCCACTGCCGAAAACGGGATAGACTGCCCTACGGGGACCGTGACCGGCGTTGTGTTTACTAACTCAATCATTTTATTCTCCCTTCATTTCAAAAGGGGCAGACGTTCTCAGCCTGCCCCTTTTTGTGAATAACGGCATCAGCCGAACATCATGGCAAAATGCCACGAAGATACTCCGTCTGAAGTTTTAACATCCGCATCCCGTGTTGCCTCCGTAGCCACATCCGGCGCCAAAGCTAAAGCCTGTCGGGTTGACGATGGACGTGTACGGGGACATTACCGGATAAGACGGAACGGGTGTAGGTCTCAAAGCATTTAAGATGCTGTTTGTCTGTGCGTTGTTAGACAGCTGGAGCTGTGCGGACTGTAACTCTGTCTGTAGAGACTGGATCTTATCCTGTGTAAACAGGTCGATGATACGCTGTGTTCCGGCGTTCTGCGCGTCAATTACATCGCGGAATCCGTTGTTTACGGTATTCTGGAGGATGTTTGTCTGGGCTGCCATGTTGTAGTTTACGCCAGCAATAGCCTCTCGGGTATCGCAGCAGCATTGCTGCGTCTGATAACCCAGATTTGCCATGTTGGCGTTTACGCCGGCAAAGCCGTTGCAAAGCTGGCCGGAAAGGTTCTGGATACCGTTTTCGATGCCCTGCGTGGACAGCGCTGCGTCGATATCAGCGCGGGTTGCATAACCCTGAAATGCGGGAGAATTTGCTCCTCCACCATTTCCGCCCCAGCCGCCGAAGCCGCCCCAGCCAAACATACCGAAAATCAGGAAAAGGATAATCCATGCACCCCAATCTCCGCCGAAGCCGTCATTTTTTCCTGTGCCGCCGGTTAATACGGCAACATCAGAAGCGGTTAAACCGTCTGTCATAGTAATTATCTCCTTCGATAATGTATTTACAAAACCGTGTGCACCCGGTTGTGTACTATTTAAAAAAGCCTTTAAACATACCCTGCATCTGCTGCGCCATCTGCTGGGCTTGATTTAACTGTTGCTGGTTTATTTTGCCAGACTGCAACAGCCTGTTAATCTCTTCATTCGGATTTCTGCCCTCCATCTCTTTTCGGAATTGCTGGAACTGTTCCAGCATTCCGGCCATTCTATTACCATTCAGGGCCTCAAACAAGGGATTCGCCATGTCTGCCTCCTTCCGGCTTTGTTGCCGTTTCGAGATAACTATATAATTCTTCATATTTGCTTCTCAAATCGTCGTATTCTTTCCGAGTAACGTATTTATCGTCTAAGTTCACTTCCTCCTGTTTCTGTGGCTCTTTCGCGCCCACCGTGACCTCTTTGTAAGCAAAGGTGCGGAGCGTCGGCATCCCGGCGGCATCGGTAGTCTTTATATAAAAATTAGAGTTTTCGGAGTCCATCAAAAGGACGCTTGTATTTGGAGCGACAAGATAAGATTTAGCTCCAGCCTCGCCCTGCACCCACAGGATCCCCTGATTTACCTGCTGCATCTGCTGTGGCTGCTGATACTGAGCCTGCATCTGCGCCAGCCTGTCCATCTGCGGCTGTAGCGGATTTACTTGTCCATACTGATACGGGTTATAGCCGTATCCTTGATATGGTAATGCCATGCCTGCGCCTCCTATGACTAATTCAATGACTTTCTATAGCTAAATTATGGCATAAAAAATAAGCCTCTGACAGTCCATCAAAGGCTTACAAAAGTATCAAATCAACATACCCGTATTATCTTTTTGTTTATTCGCTGGCTCATTCTTTTCACGGTGGACACACTCACGTTCATCATCTCCGCACATCTTTCCAGCGGAATATTCTGCGCACGTAATTCAAAAAGCCGCCGTTCCTCAGGTGTAAAATTGCAGTATTTGCGAAAAAAATCCAATTCAAACACTGTAAAATCGTATACCTTCAAGATTACTCCCCTTATTGCGTCCGCGCCAGATAAGATATAAGCTTTCCCCTCGTTTCTTTTAACTGCTCAACATTGTTCCCTGATATCTGGCTGTTAAGCATCGTTACCAATGTCTCCATGATTAGGCTGTCCCGCTCCCTAATCTCATGCATCGTTTCAAAGTCTCGCTTGTCATGCTCTTCAAGGGCTTTTACCCGCGTGGTGAGCTTAATCGCGGGGGATATCCATTTATGTATCACAGCCACAGCGCCCCCTATCACCGAAATGCCGCCGCACACAGCAAGAATAGCCTGTATCGTTTCCATAGTGCCTATCTCCTTATTTCTCCCAGTAGTATATCGGTATCTCCTGACCGCTGTCCCATGTGTCCCAGTAATGTCCATCTTTGACGCACACCACATGGCCGTCTATCCCGAGCACATACGTCCCTGCTGGATGGTCTCGGCAAAAATCATCTACCGTGTAAACATGCTGTCCGTGGTCGTCTACGATATACCGGCGGAATCCGTTCTCGCGCAGATACGCGCCCCAGACTCTATTAGCACTTGGCATGTCAGACAACGAAAAACCATACACGGACAAACCTACATAAACTGTATCCCAATCTTGCCCTAAAGCCTTGCACAATGCGCGCACAGTGCAATCCCCTACTCTTTGCCATTTCGAGGGGTTTGGATTGTAATATTCAAATCGGTTCGTTCTCCGCATATCTTTTTACCCCTTTATTTGCTGCCTTTTGCTGCGGGTATCCAAATCCCGCTAATGCATTCCGATCATACTGCGGCTGTAATCCATGTTCTTCGCAATACTGGTTATAAGCCCTGTTCTGTCCCTGCAATCGGTAAGCCAGCTTATCATATTCCTGCTGGAGCTTTTCCCGTTCCGCGCCGGACGCCCATGCAAGCTCTTCCTGTTTTACTATCAACTGCCGTTTCGTCTTTCGGATTCCGCGTTCCATAGATCGCTGCTTCTGGCTGTCCTCATACCGTTTTAGATTCTCAGCGTCGGTAATTTTATTTCCGCTTCCATCCAGCAGATTTCCTTCTGCGTCCCTCCACGGATTCCGCATCCGCTTGTCAAACAGCATATGCCCGTGACGACAGTTATAGCCATGCATCCCTCTCATATCCACAACCCTGCCTTCTCCCGTGGTTAGATCAATATCATACCCCGTCGATTCCAGCAGGTTCGGATATCCAGGCTCGCTTCCGTCAATTTTAAATACACGGCCCTGCCATTCGTCATGACCTGCAAGCAAGGGCTGCCCGTCGCGCCTTACTCTTGCCCCGAGGTGCGCCGAGGTTAACACATACTCTGTTCCGCTGTCCACGATATACCTGTTTGTCAGCTGCGCCGCTGTCTGGTTCATTGACGTCACTACACAGCATCGTACCGCAGATTCCAGCGTCCTTCGCGTCCCTGTCGGGTAATCCACCATAACGCCGCGTCCCGCATACGCATCCAGCACATCCGCTATGGCTGCGGGATAGCTTTGCACTCCGCTTGCTACCCTTACATCGGCTTCGTCGAGCAGCGACACAAGGTCTTTTTGGCTTTGTTCCAGCGTCGTCCTTGTGAGGTTCTTCAACTCCGCCCGGCTTTTTATGTACTCTGCTTCAATAACAGCCATATATCGTGCATTTTCAAGCGGAGACTGCGCCGCGATACCCATTTCTGACAGTGTAACCGCATCATCTTCCCACGATGTCAGCACGGCACCACGCAGGAGCTTCCGCAGTTCTTTTTCGCTCAGGTCTGTCAGTTCCATGATACGCCGCTGTATCTCATCCCGGCTTTCCCCCAACTGCTCCAGCCTGTACAGCAACCTGTCCGCCGTGGCTGTGATTTTCCCGGATTTTAAAATCCTTCTGGCGATATCCCGCAGGATAAAGTTTTCCAGCCGTTCATAGAGTTCTAATATCCGGTCAGCTTTCCCTTCAAAATACTCTGGTCTCAGCATCACTCTTTCCCCACCGTTTTTCTCACAAGATTCAGCCAGTCGTCTTTATGCCGCCTTTTGGCTTCCTCGAACCATTCAGACGTTGTTCCCGGCTCGTGATATTTAATCCGTCTCTGCGTCGGGCTTTTGCTGGGAGGGGATGTCCACCCTATGATGTTCCCCTCTGCGTCTTTAAGCGGGATATTCGGACCGTACACAACGCCCTTGTACAAATAATGAGCATATGGCGTGTCATACTCAACGATGCCGCCGTATACCCCGTCTGGATATCTTACACTGTTTCTTAGTGCACCCTGCCGGAATGGAACGAAGGGGGCGCTGTCCGCCACTACCTGCATATTCAAAAGCTTCTGGGCTTCCAGCAGATTATCGTCTATGCGGGACGTATCGAGCTTAATCTCCACGTCCCCAACTTTCGTATCCAGTTCCATTCTACCACCTCCCGCATTTTATGGCGTACCCTTATTTCATCTTTGCGTATCCCACGCTCATTCCCGCGCCAGCATCGTTTATCACGGTCGTTGTTGGGCTGTTGGTGTGCAAAGCCTTGTATTTTGCAAGCTGCTCTGTGGTAAGAGGTTTTTCGATCGGTGTTTCAAGTTGCCCTAAAAACGTCAGCGGATTATCCGAATTTATCAGAGATAAGATTTTTTCTTTTAATTTATCCTCTGTTGTCCTTTCTTCTGGTGAATAAACAAATGTGGTTCTAATCATTGCCCAGGTGTCTTTTTTAGTTCCCCACCATCCATAAATTCCGTGTGAAATCAGACACTTATATCCTCCATTTTTGTATATATTTTTGAATGCTTTAATAAATGAATATCTCCCTTTAACATCAGGCGTCTCTCTTAATTCTAAACTTGTGTTAGGTATTTCTTTTGCGACTCTCTGCACATACACTCCCTTTTTAAAATCCACCTCATCGCACACCCACTGCTGCCCGTCTGCATCGGTGTAGTTTCCGTCGGATGATACCGGGATGCCCGGAAGACCGTTTGGTGTTGGAATGATGAGGGTCTGGGCGGTCTTGTAGGGTTCGTAGGGCAGGGCGGTTGAACCGATGTTGAGCATGGGATATATTGTTTTATTTACAGATTGCCCCGCCGGAATTGCAATATAAAATCCGTTTACATTAAACTCCTCGTTTGCGGTAAATGTGCCATTTTTATTAATAACTTCAGATGCAAGTTTAATCTGCACGGTTGCCCATTCCGAAATCGTATACGTCCCCGCTGGATATTTAGGTTTTTCATCATCGCCCTGATAATACGCAGAAAATTGCGCGACTTTATCAGCAGATGTATTCGTTCCCGCAACCTTTATCCCCATATCATTTTGCACAGTAAATGTGATCGCATTTTGCGTAAATGTATAGCCCGGTTTGTATGAATTTTCTCTACTTTCAAACGGTGCTTTGATAAGATTTCCGCCATACACATCAACACCTATCTCCCCGCTCTGCCCCGCGCTCTCTATCTCCTGCGGATAGGACGGGGACGGAGAGGGTGCGCCGCCGGTGTAAGGCTCGTAATTGGACGCAGTTGGCTGTTTTTTGGATATCATCGCCTTAACCTTGCCATTAAAGGCTTCTTCGAGTCTGAGGAATATCCGAAACTTATCTCCATCCATTACTTTTATTTTTGCCGCAACTCCTTTCATGGAACTTCCCAATGTGATATTTATCCCATTTCTAAATGCAACGACAATTAAATTCACAGATGCACTATCTGAATAAACATAATATTCCCCAGATGCTAATAACGGGAAATCGTCGTATGAACTTTCGTTGTTCATGCCACTGCGTCCCACTGCATAGATGTCATTCTTTCTTGCACCGGATATCGCTATCCCATCTTTAAATACTTCAAACCCTTCTCGTTTTCTCCTACCTCAAACGGCAACAACTGCGCCCCAGTCGTGCTCCCCTGCGTTGATTTGCCGTGGAGGGTGAGGGATTCCAGCCCACGATTCCCCTTTGAATTTTCCAAGAGGGCGGGGTTGCCGGTAACGACCGTGAGCACAACGCTGTACGCATCGGCTACCAGCACCAAGAAATGCTCCTCTCGTGTCACAGGCGGAAAGACTTTCCCCTCTCCGCTGGCAATCGCCGCCCAGTAATATTCTAATCGTGTCACAGGCGCAGGGATGCTTCCGCCCCATACTCCTGCTACCTTTGCCATGTAATACTGCAATCTCGTGACGGGCTGCGGGGTATTGCCGGAATAATCCCCCGCCATAGTTGCAAGATAATATTCATCAATAGTCACGGGCTCGGGTGTCTTGCCCTTATATGTCCCTGCAATCTTTGCAAGATAATACTCTTCTCTGGTTATCGGTTCCATTACTCTCTCCTTATCAGCAGCAGCTTCGCGCTCTATATATGCGTCTTAACAGTCTCCTAATATCCAACATCTCTGTCTCTGTATATACACTCAAGACCGTGTTCTATGTCTCCGATCCCCTGTCCTACAATCGCAAAATCCATGCTTATTCCTCCCCGAACAGCCCCGTTTCCTTTGGCTGGGCTTCCGTCACCATTGCCTTCGCATCGTCCTCTGTCATGCCCTCGAATTTGGCAAAATATATCCACGCGGGCACCTTGCCCTGCACAACATAGCTCCACCAGCGTGCCCTGTCCTCTTCGCGGTTGTACGTGATGTCGCCAAAGTCATACACGACCTCATAAACCCCGACAGGGGCAAGCGCGTATAAATCCGCATACACCGACATGGCATATATAGCATCATTAAGGCAACTCTCCAACTTGTCCCGCACGTCCTTAATAAACTGGATGGTTCGCTGCTGCTCCGCTTCCACGCCCGTCGCTGTCTGGATGCCGCTCGCCTCGTTAAAGACAAAATAGCCGTTTGAGAACCCGCATTTATACCCTATCTGGGACAGGAGGGCATTGATCCCGTCTAGACGTGTGGCTGTGTTAAGCTGCGGCGTAACCTCCTGATAAAACTCTTCCGGGCTGTTGCCGAACACGTTTTTTACATAATGCGGAAGCTTAACGTCTGGGATGCGCCCGTTAAGGTTCGTCCCGCTGTCAAACATCAGCCTGTCATCTGCAAGGATGATCTTCTCGCTGTCATATATCTCACCGGCGTTCCGGCTGTATGCGATGTCCAGGTCTTTCATTTCTTCGATGGCTTCCGCGTATATCGGCATCCCCAGCGGAGAAGAAAGATCTATGTTGTTTGCGGCAGGGGTGCGGAACACTCCGTACATGGGGGAATCAAGCCTTTCATTCCCGCCCTTGAGAATCGGCGGTGTTTCCTCCAGCAGGTTAGCCCATTTTGTCTGTGCCAGCGGGATAGGATCTCCGAGGGATTCGCTGCTTTTTGATACATACGCCCTGTTAGATATAACATACGGATATATCACGCCCGCCTCTGTCCGCATCTCGACAAACCTATGGTATTCCAGACGCGTATAATGTTTGTCTTTGGCCGCATAGCTGTCTTTAAACACAATACCCGTTATATTGCCGTTGTCGTCCTGCTCCGTCACGATAAAATCCATAGGAGTAAACATATCAAGCCCGCTGCCATTAGGCTTTATGATTACCGTGCCATAAGCGCAGCCATACTCTACCCAATGTCGTAGGCTATAATATGCTTTATCAATCTGCTCCTGCAACCACGCCCCGCGTGCGCCGCCGTCAACCTGGATTTTAATCCCCAGCGTGACGAGCCGCGCCGTCTCGGAGCATACCGCCTTTGCAAAATTGATAGTCTTTATTCGATTATCTGCGTCTAACCAGTACGGCGTGCCGCGGTAGATGTTGGCACACTCTGCGACCTTTGCCATCATCTGCGCAGACGTGGTATCCTTTACCCTAAAATCTTTCTCAGCCTGCTTTTTAAATATCATATTAAACCACCTTTTGACTGTCTGTATAATTCCCATCTTTGCAATACCCCTGTGCCGTGTATTTGCCATATTCCCGGCATTTTTCCGCTTGATGTATATTAAGCTGTGTTCCCTCTGCGGTTAAATTTGGATTCAAATGCATAGCGTGTAGCATCAATCGAATGGTTGTTTGCATCCGGATAACCGCTTATGATGTTGCCGTCTTTGTCCCGATCATATTCGTATTCGGTAAATTCGCGGTATACGTTCGGCGTTCTGCGCTTGTCTATAACGAGCTTGCGTCGCATAAGCCACTTCATTCCATATTCGATGCTGCCTGGTCCTTTTATCGCCGGCCGCGCCGGAAGTCCCATGCTTCGGTAATCGTTAATAGATTTCGGTTCGGCGCTGTCGCAGGTTATGTGGTAGTCCGTATAACCTTTTTCTTTGATCCAGTTTGCCGTTATTTCATTCGATTCTTTGTTGACATAATGTTCGTCTATAAAAAAAATCGTCTCGCTGTCCGCGTCATAGTAGCATCTTACAAACGCGTATGCGTCCGGGTACCAACCAAAGTCAACGCCCTGATAGATCACATCCATCCTGTCTATTTCTTCATCGGTGATCTCACGCAGCTCCAAAAGCTCAAATACGTTTCCACCTGTCCCGACTGCGTTTCCTAGATACTCATGGTCGTATGCGCGCGGATTTGTGAGCCTTAAGTGCTCTGCGCTGTCAAAAAATTCGTCTCCCAGCCACTCACGCGGTACACTCCTGTAGTCGCTTTTGTGGTTGTATGCCCGTCTATCCTCAATTTGCACATATTCATTTGCCCAGTTATTGCGATTGATCGGCGGGTTGAACGTTTTAAACACGACATAATTATGACCGCCACGCAGGACTGACTGCTCCGCCATTCGGATCTCTTCTGGCCCCTTAAAGATGTCCAGTTCCTCGAACCAGAGATATTTAAAAAATCCTGTGGCTGCCTTAATGGATTTTGTCTTTTGTGCCTTATCCAGACCTCTAAAGATGATCTTTTGCCCTGTTGGCAGGTAGGTAAATTGCATCGGGTTTACATTGCCGCGCCAGTAATCTGACACGCCCAGCGCATCTATCCCCCACTGGATCTGGTTATAAACAGAATCCCGCAGCATTGCGGAAAATTTATGGAATACTGCCGCGTTTGCCTCCGGGTTTTGCATCATGCCCAGCGGGAGCTCTACAGACACAAAAGAGGACTTTCCTGATCCTCGTCCTCCGTAAAGGTTATAGTACTCGTGCCGTCCTTCTTTTATGTCCTTATGCACTTTGTAAAAAGCTGGAGCAATTAAGTCTGTAAGCTTTATCCTTGCTGCCTGCTGTACTTCCATTTATTCTTCCTGCTTTTCTGTTTCCGTGTCTGGGATATCGTCAACAATCGTGACCTTTCCGGACGCCTCAACCTCCATCTGATCACGCTGTCCTAGCCACTGCTTGCCTAACCAAATAGCCATTGTCGGGTTCGTCTCTGCGTGCTTGAACTGGAGTCTTCGCAGGCTTGCTTTGCCCTTCTGGCTCTTTTTTTTATAAGTCTCCGCAAATCCCTCTTTGTACGTCCTCACGCACCATCTTTCAATCGTGTCCTCGCTGCATCCGATAACTGCCGCAATCTCCGCAAGTGTGCATTGAATCGAACATAAGTTCTCGAATACTTTTTGATCAATTGGTATTCTTTTCCGTCCGCCCTTGTTTGCATTATCAGACATATATACTACCTCTTTTTTATTTATTGTTTGTTTTCAGTTAAATGCTCATCTTCTGCCTGACATTTTTTTAAGATGATCTCATTGTTATCCCCAATAAAAATTTGTAACGGATCTGATTCTTGGATGTTCAACCTTCTCCGTACATACCTTGGAATTCTTATTCTTCCAAGATCATCTAATATATACACTCTTCCTATTGCTTCCATTTCTCCTCCCGGGTTATTCTGCTATGCAAAAACATTATTTATTTAATAAAACAGCTTTTGCCCCTGTAAACTTTTCCCATCTGTCGACAATAACATCCACATACCGTGGGTCGTATTCCATAGAATAGCCGCGCCGTCCATTCTGTTCGCATGCCATAATGGTTGTCCCTGATCCGCCGAACAAGTCTAAGACTACATCCCCACCCTTTGTGTTATTCTTTATCTGGTAATCAAACAACGGGATCGGTTTCATAGTCGGGTGCATGTCATTTCGTGTGGGCTTGTCAAAATTGATTACTGTTGTCTGCTTTCTGTCTGAAGCCCACAGATGCCCAGCTCCTTCTTTCCAGCCATACAGGCACGGCTCGTGCTTCCATTGGTAGTCTTGCCGTCCCATCACCATGCTGTTTTTGTTCCAGATAAGACATTGCCTTACGGTCCATCCAGCATCAAAGCACGCCCCTCGGAAATTATATCCCTCACTGTCCGCATGCCAAATGTAAAAGACCGCGCCCGGCTTCATAACCATGTCGGCGTTGCTAAAAGCATCTGTCAAAAACTGCCTAAAATTATCGTTGTCCATCTTGTCATTTTTTATTTTAAGCTTGTCTTTGGTCTTCCACTCATAGTTTACGTTGTATGGCGGGTCAGTGAGCAGCATGTCTGCTTGCTCCCCACCCATCAGCTTTTCTACGTCTTCCAGCACCGTGCTATCACCGCACATCAGCCTATTATTGCCCAACTGATAAATGTCGCCCAGTTTAGATTTCGGCTCTGGAGGCAACTCTACCTCGAATTCATCCTCAACAGCTTCCTCTGCATCGTCCTGCAATGCATCCTCGAATCCAAACAATTCCATGTCAAGGTCGATAATATCGTCCAGTTCCGTATTCAGCAGGTCAAAATCCCATTCAGCTTTTTCAGCTACTTTATTATCTGCCAACCTGAATGCCTTTATCTGCTCATCTGTCAGGTCGTCTGCAATAATACACGGAATTTCTGTCATCCCTAGTTTTTTCGCAGCTTTATACCTTGTATGACCTGCAACGATAACGTTGTCTTTATCAATCACAATCGGAACTTTGAACCCAAACTCTTTGATGGATTCAGCAACGTACTTAACAGCATCATCGTTCTTTCTCGGGTTATTCTCGTATGGTTTTAAGTCTTTCAGTGCGATGTTAATTATATCCATGTTTCATGCTCCTATTCCCTCTGATTTTACCATTTCTTTCTGTTCACTTTGTACCCGATTCATGCTTACATCCATCATGTGGTAAAAAAAGCCGCTGGTAACCGTAAAAATCTGTCCTGCTCTTCGCTGTAAAATTGGCTGGTAGAAATTTTGATTACGAGCCCCGTTGACAGTATGGCGCGCTGAAGCTTTTTCATGACGGCATTACAATTCATATCACACCCCCATACAGTTCTTATTCTATTTTACCATTCTCGTTTCCTGATCCGCGTACCCCTTTTACACGATTGCATGTCCTTCCAGTATCATGTATCTGTTGTATAAATATATCGTTTTCCTTCGATACCCATAAAAATCCTTCCGCCCGATAGGAATGTCGCATATCTTCGAGATGTTGTCATACCCCAGCCCTGATGTCAGGCTAAAAAACAGATATTGCGCCAACTCTGCATATGCGCTTTCCGCAGCCAGAAGCAGCAGTTCCAATTCCCTACCCTTTGCGTTTTTGCACTTGTTTTCTATTTTTTTTACCTCATTGTATGTCAGACCGTAACCATTAAAGTATGTGTCCCTTGTTCCCACATTCCCCACCTTCTTTCTTTTTGCTTTATTTTTTTGTTACCCTATCCCAGTCCCGCAGGATTTATCTGTGTAGACAGAGGGAACCAGCACACAAGCTGGCGCGCCGGATCTGACCGGTTAGGGTGGTACATTATGCGGCTTCCCCTCTGTTTCGTTAATTTAATCTTCTAACCACCTATTATCCAAATAGCAAAACCAAATCACAATCGCAATCATCAGAATTATCCAAAACAACCAGAACATTATATTCCCAATACCAGAAGTGCAACTATCTAATGCTTGCTTAATGATATAGTCCTTAAAAAATTGTGAACTGTCAGAAATAGTTCCATCTGATAATCTGGTATATATCGTGCCAGTGTGCTTAACGGGTGTTCCATAATACTTGAATCGTACCTTTACATATTCCCCTGACTTCCAACTGTACTCTCTGTCAGAATTTATTGTCTTTATGTGATTGTCCAGAGAATACGGGATTTTATCATACGGAAATTCGATACCACAAAACATAATATTTTCGGAATGTTTGCTTTCTCTGTCCTCGATTTCCCATTCATAGTATACTTCTACTTTTGTGTGCTTTTTACCTTCTGAATCTGTTTCTGTCACTTCTCTTTCATGGCGTTCATATCGTTCTTCTATCTTTTCAGCATGAAGATATTCCCCGCCAATCTCATCAAAAGTCACTGTATCAACCGCTTGCAAATCTCCATACACAAAAGCATTTCCAACATTTGTGTCCATGCCATACCGAAATAATTCAGAGTCCTCAATATGCACTGCCTTCTGGTATTCGGCGTTCTTATCGTTCTGCATATCAGTTATTTTTCCAGATATAAAGAAACCGACTATTAGCATAACGGCGGCGATTGCAACGCTGATGATGATTTCGCGCTTGGTTATTTCCATAAGCTATTCTCCAAATAAATCCTGCGGTGCGTCAACTGGTGCTTGATAATCCAACCGCTGAAATTTCAAAACCTCATAGCCTGTCCAGTCGAGGAAGATTCTTGCTGGAAACTTCTTTACATACCTGTTATAAGCTGTTACGGATTTATTGTAATTTTCCCGGTACTGGGCAAGCATGTTTTCGGTAATAGACAATTCATTCATGAGTTGCTTATAATTCTCATTGCTTTTCAACTCTGGATAAGCATATGTAACTGCCGCGATCACAGTATTTACATCTTCTACACTGTTCCCTTCGCTCATTCCATCTGCAAGTCCAGTCAATGTTTCTGATTCATGCCGATCATACTGTTTTACACAGTCTGCCAGATTATAAACCAAGTCAACCCTGCGTTTCTCCTGCACTTTAATGTCAGATTCAGCGGTATAGACCGATTCTTCCAGACTGATTGCCCGATTCTGTACTGACTGCACTCCAAACACACACAACAAAACTACTGCCACTACTACTCCTACAATAATCAATGGTAATTTCCAATTTTTCATAGTTCTTTTCCTTCCTTTAAATGATCATTTTCGCCTTTGCAAAATACATCTGGCTAATCACCAATCGTGAAAAAAATCATAGGCAACACCCCAGCAAAGGCTGAGAGTATTAACACATCTCCCATTCTTCTGGAGCGGTCCATACTAAACGCCAGAATAAATAGTATCAGCCAAGCCGCAGCCGCTATTTTGCCCAACTTTCCTAAAATATCCTTTTTGTCCATTTTCTTATCCCTCCTTAATAACGTCAGATTATTTCGATTACGTTTTTATACAGCTCTCTGTACTCTTCCAGCAGTGCTTCTGCTCTTTCCGCACGGATCATAAGCTCCTGCACCTCTGCATCACAACATTTTTGTGGCTCCGCAGGAGCGATATTGCTCGGAATTTCCACCGGTACTTCCCGGACAACTTCTTTTTCTATGATCTGCGGCTCAATTCCGATCGCCGCCGCAAGCTTGTTTTTCACATCTGCCAGCTGCTCATCTGTTACTGTACGGAGGTATTCTTCAAAACTTCTGGATGGTACATAGTACATTCGATCGCTGGACCCGTACCGCAGCCCCTCGCAATTTACCTCAATGTCTGTGTGTACGCCTTCTTCCGCCAAGTGAATTACATACGCCATTTCCCCGTGGTCTGCTACCACCAGCACGATCTTCTCTGCCCCTGTGACAGTTCGTGTTCTCCAAACCTCTCCGGTTTTATTTTCTGTTCCCATATTCTTGTCCTCCTGCAGCTTTCTGCTCTTTATTCTTTCTTCTATTGCTACCGCGATAATTGCCCGTCAGGCTGTTTCATCTCGGTATCCCTCTGCGTTTTTATACATTTATATCCCTCGTAAAAGGTAATTGCATCTGCACAACCGGCACATCATTTTATCCTTAAATCTTAATCGGCATACGGTTCGCAAACAGTGAACCGGAAACCACCTTCAATTGTTTCGATGCTGTAGTATCCCCTAAAGAAGTAGTCCGCATCCCCAAAATGCCCGCATCCGTATCTGACTTCTCTGCGCCATTCTTTTTCTTCTGGAAGTCGTTTTTGGGAAAGTTCCGAAAAGCACTTATCGATCACGGTTTCTTTGGGCATATCCGTTTCGATTTCCCAAACCCGGAAAAAATCTCCGAACGTTCTGTACTGACCACGATGTATTTGTTTTGCATTAAACGTCATGTTTATAACCTCCATATTTTTATAAAAATTTACCGCTTATAATCTTCTCGAATTCTCCCAACGTCATATTGTATGCCTCCTTACACCCTGCTGCCCCGCAGGAACGCATCCTGCAGCTCGCTCTTCCACGCCGGTTCTGCCTGTTCCTGCACACGCTCCACCATGTCGCACTGGCAAAC